TGATGTTGTCAATATGTGCCGACGCCAATAAAGCCAAACGGGGAAAATCAGCCTCAGCAATGGCATTGCCAAGAAACACAGTGTTGTAGTGGGTGTAGTTTGCGTATGACATGCTGAGGCTTTTAAATGTAATCTTTCCAATCAGCGCGTGGAATTATGTTTTCGGGCACGTATGTTTCAGGTGACAAATTTACAATTTCAATATTTCGCATTTTTGCACCTTCTACAAGTTGTTTGTACCCTTCAAACCACTCATGCAGTGGAACGTCATTTACACCGTTTTCATCTTCGCCCCAAAAATGGGACTTGCCTTTATCAGGTGCGTGCTCCATGCCAATAATGAGAATTTTCGTAGCTCCCATAAACACTGCTATTTTTACGGCAACATGAACAATATTGCTAAAAGTCATTTTTTCAATGTCATCTTGCCATAAATTATCAGCATCATTAGGCGACCACAAAAAACCAGGGCGCATTTGAAATTGATAGAAGTGATCCGCTTTAGACTGATTTGCCCAAAATGAAAGTCTATCCGGTATGATTTTTGGAATATCTGTAAACCGCTCCAAGATGCTATCGCCAAATTCTTGGGCAAGGCGGACATCTACGGCCGTGTAATATGTGGGCACCCAATCTTTATATAAATGGATAGTATTTAATCCAATAGACGGGTAATTAAACAAATACGGTGGAGTCAATTTCAAGTTTGCGCCATTACATACAATCAGTATGGTTTCGTTGGCATGAGCATTCTTGAAGCGGCTTATATCTGACATTTCTAAATCACACAGGTTCTGACTTAGGCAATCTTGACTTTGCGGAGAACACCGGCAGAGCGAGTTGCCTTGATAGCAACCGCAGACACCATTTCAACTTCGCCGGTCTTGACAGCGCCAGAGGCTTTCAGATCGGGCAAAAATACTTCAACGAGCGAAGAGCCATCAGGTGAAACGGCATGAACGCCATCCAAGCCAATGCGAGCAGCAAAAATTGAAGTGTGCCCAGAGGTTGCGGTAGCAGTTGAAGTGGAAATGATCGGGTTGCTTGTGCCAGGTTTGTCACCAACTGCCACAACAAGGCTTGAACCCCACTGCAAAACTTCGTCGCCGTAATTTTGCTTGCTTGCCAGGTTGATACCGGCGCGGTCCATAACAGACTGGAATACAGCAAAAGCATCGCGGTTCATGGCGTACAGGGTCGGAGCACCGTCAAGTTTTGCACGCATTTTGCGAAGATAATCCAGGAATGATTTCCAATTGGAATCGATGTTTGAAGAAGTGGAAAGATCAATAGCCGACCCAGGCGTAATTTCAGTGCTGGAGCCAGTAATCGCATCGTTGATGCCATCAAACGAAAGGCTGCCGGTTGCGCCGGAATCGCCGTTGAAAAACCAGTCAGCAAACAAAGCGCGGGTTGCCTGAACCTTTTGCTGAATCTGAAATTGAATATGATCCAACACCTGCTTTTCGTGATTGATAATCACGCGATCAAGCTGGAAAGAACCGCCAAGCGGTTTCAAATTTACAGTGTAAGCAGTGGTCTTGGTTTCCTGCGGAGTGTATTCGCTATTGAGCGAACGTCCCGCAGCCGTGGGGAGAGTGGTAACACGGTTGTACACATAAGCGAGAGTTTCCCCGCCCTGCGGTTTCACAGTGTTATCAAAGACCATTGAATCAAGAATTGGGTCTTTGCGGAATTCATCAATAACAAACCCAGTGAGTTTGTCTTGTGAAAGTGGTTTGGCTTCTGCCAAAGTAATAGTCATGGGGTGAGTTCCTTATTTCTTAAGCCTGTCCTGAATAGCACCTGAAAAAGTAGTGTTATCAGCACTGGCTGGTTTAGCTCCGCCCGCAACAATCTTTGGGGCGGGTTCAGTGGATTCAAACAAGTAATCGGCTTCGGATTTGATTTTGGTGATCTGTTCGGTGAAGCGTTCAGCAATAAACTTGCCGTTGGCATCCCGTAGGTCATCGGTACTGAGTAGTGCTTTGGCTGCCTTTGCGTTCTTGACCTTTGCGCCAGCTAGCGCGGTTTCAAGTTCAGTGTCAAACTGCATGTTTGCCAACTTGCCCGCGTAATCTTTTTCAGCCTGTTCGTACTTGGCTTTCCAGTCATTCGCGGCTTGCTGAAGTTCTTCCGGCTTCATTGCCTTGAAACTTTCAATTGTTGTGTTGGCTTCGGTCAGTTGACCTCTTACCGTTTCGAGTTCAGATTGTGCGGTTTGTGCGGCGGTCTTGTGGCTTTCAATTGCTTTGCCGTTCAGCGCCATTACGCTTTCAATCTGTTCATCAGTCAAATTCAGTGCCTTTAATTCCTCGCGCTTCATACTGTTTGTATCCTTTCACTACGCTTTTTGAGTTGGTCGCTCCAACTGTGTTTGCCCCTGTCACGGTAGGGCTTGCCGGTGTTCGCAATCCTTTAGGACTGCGGTTATCATTCGTGAAAATGATATACACATGCGCGGGGCGTGCCTATTACCTAAAGCGTGTACATTGGGATTAAATAAAAAAACCGCCTGCATTGTTGCAAGCGGTTTTTGATTTACCCTTTGATACTCAGTAGTATCTTTCTCCCCCTCGGCTTTCGATACACCACAACTCGCCCAGAACACACAGGGCACAATTCCACATGCGCCCGCATCTGTGCGCGGATTGATGCAATTCTTTCAGGCTTGCGTGCCCGTTGCTTTTTCATTCGCAATTGGAGAAAATCACTACACGTTGCCATATCACTACTCAGTATCCATCACGCAAAACTGCGGCGTTGTGATCGTGCCATCTGCTTTGATGTCATGATACACACCGCCGATTTTATTTTTACTCACCGGTGCTTTCATGTGTGCGTATGTAGTTTTCATCTGCCACGATGGAAGAATCACACCGTGCATAGTCTTGAATTCCATTTTCTCACGGTACACATGGGAATTATACGTGGGGTCATGCACATGACCAGTGTATACAATATCCGGCGCATTGTGTTTATCATTCAGCGCGTCATAGTAGATATTTTTCAACCATGCCCGCATGGGGTTACCTTCGTTTGCCCCCTTGCCCCGCCCTGGTCCGTGGTGGACAAACCAAGACAGCGTGCCGTTGGTCTGCAATTCCAACAAATCCCAAACATACAAATCACCGTCAGGCATGGCATTTAATTGCTCGCCTATATAGTTTTCGTGTTCGTTGACATGCACCTGAGTACCACGGGTTAAGTAAATCTCATCCCCGCGCCGCCATCCAATGCGCCTTTGCATTTCGTTGATTAGTTCAATGAAAATGTCTGCCTGTTCCATTGGATACTGAGTACACACATCCCCGCTGTGGTGATGGTCGCCATCAATAGAATCACCGTTATGGATTAGTTCTATTTTCTTATCCCCGCGCTTTGCCGCTATCTCATCGCAAAACTTTTCAAAATGCTCGCGGATTTTGATTTGTTTGCTTCGTGGAATATGGCTAGTTTTTACACCGTGCCATTCGCGGTTAAGAAACAATGCGTAGTTGCTACCACTGTGAAAGTCAGACACCACCACGCGCATGACATCACGCGCGGGTGGTTCGGCTACATAAAATCCTTGCAATGGTTCAGTAAATGTAATTTCAGGAATCATTTTATTATTTGCTCCCGTACTGATTGTCGGTCTAATTCAGTCTCAGCTATAAACTCTCTCATGGTTTGTTGCCACTGCCTGACCTTTCCAGTTTCAAACGTCGCATCTTGCCCCGCCGCTTTCAATGCCGCCTCTTGTCGTTTCCACTCACGGATTTTGCGCTCGATACCCCGTTGATACTGAGTAGCTGTGTAGAAATCAATTTCCTTGCCTTGGTATGTGACCTTTTTACTTGCATACTCATTTAGTTCTTTACGTGAGTACGCGTTCTCAGACAGTCCCTCAAAAAACGGATAAAAACTATGTCGGCAATTCCACCCGCCCAATCCTTCGCCAGTGCCGTAGCCTGTGGATTTTACAAAGTCAGGATATTTGGGATGTGTACCAGAGCGTGAATAAATCTTGCCTTGCCATTGTTCGTGGTTCTCTGGACCCGTGCCCGTATTCCGCGCTCCAATGTGCGCTGAGACTGCAACCAAATCAGATCCCAACTCATCGGCGCGGGTCATTTGCAAAGTGTTTGCCGTCTGTGCCACACCTGTAAGTACCGCCCGCCGCATGGCTACATCTATTTTGTCACGGTGTCCGCTTGCATAATCAACTACATCTAATCCATCGGCGGCAAGTTTCTTAACCGCTTGTTTTATTGCTTGATCGTAGGACATCGCACCGGTTGATACTTGGTAGTAAGCTAAGTCAGCGGCTTTGATGAATGCCTGTTGCGCATTTAGTACGGTAGTCTGTGTCAGGTTGTAAATTACCCCATTCGTTTTGTCCAATGCCGCTTTCAAGGCTTGTACCATTGCCGGTGACATATTCAAAGGCAACGGATTCAACCCAGCGGCTTTGTAAATGGCGTCATCGAATTTGATAGCTTTCACGCCCGCACGGGTTAAGATTTCTTTGATTGCCGCTTCGGATTGTCCTGTGAGTTTGGAGAGTTTTTTGAGAATGTCCCTATACAACGCTCCCGATTCACTGAGGCGTTGCACCTGCCAAGCAGCACTGGCAAAATCTAAATTCTTCAACCGCCGTGCAATATCTTCAATCACGGATGTTTCATAATCCGTGTAGAGGCGCATGATTGGTTCGACAAATGAATCAAATTGGTCAGAGGTTAACATTATGGGTAATAAGGCTTCCAAATATCGCCAGGCTTCAACTCAATGACAGCCGTTTTTTTCATTTCAAGCCAACCGTTTGGCGCAAGCAACGGTGAGGGCGTTCCTGAAACAATGTCAAGCTCCGCCGCTTCAAACGCATTGGCGTATTGTGGAAATCGCGTCACTCGATAATCAGGGTGTTCTTGCGTACACCAATAGTATTGCCATGGTTGCAAACTAGCAGGGTCAGGCGGCGCCTGCAATGAGTCAAGGCACTCAAACCGCAGTACAGCGCCACGGTCTTGCTTCAGCCGTAACAGCGCCCCCGTGCATGGGCGTCCACTGAGGTATTGCCAATTCTCACGGGCATTTAAATTTAGTCCTAACACATAATCCCTTGCGCCTGTGGTGAAACTGCCCGCATCTGTAGCCCAAACCGCGTCCTGATACATGCGTGAATAAATCCACTTCAATGTACCAGGTGTGTAATCATGAAACAAAAGTTCAGGATTGTTTTTGATAGTGTAATAACCAATAAATGACCCTTTTTCCAACATGCCGTTGGTCATTGCATCGATGAAATGGTAAAAGAACCATTGCCACGCCTTACTTACAAAAAGGTAATCACGCCCATCTGATACCGTTGTTCCCCATCCGCTTTTATGTGCTACGGCGGGCATGGGCGCTTTTGCGTTGCGCGGTGGAAGTCCTAATTCTTTAGCATGTTTGACGCGAAAATATCTATACCCATCATTGGGCACGGAGATACCTAAATCAAGCCGTTTGAATGCGGGCACATTGACAGGTTGATACTCAGTAGTAATGTCGCCAAACTTCGCCAGCATTATTCAAGCACCTTCACAAACACATACTCGGCACGTTTCCCAAAATCAGGATGATTCGGGTCGTTGTTGATTTGGATAAACGAATCAGGAAAACCCGCAGCAGACACGGGGTCAGGATCAGGCGTATTGTCAACTTCGGTGATGGTTCCATAAACCTTGCCGAGGTGAATGACAGCAACCCAACCAACGGCATTGCCGCCTTCAAGAATCTTGATCCACTTGTCACCGGTGGGGGTTGTGT